ATCAAAGATACCTGTTTCAAACACTGCACGTAGACCATGCTTTTTTGCACTGACTGCATCCTTGCCTCCTACAGCATCGATAAAGTCCCATACTTGTTCTTGCTTAGGATCTTTGTGCCACCATTTGTACATACGTCCAGCAGTCCAACAACAAGGCATAGCAAGTCCTTCTGCTGTGATAAACAAATTGCCTTCGTCTTTTACTTTACAATGTATTTCTGCACGATCATAATATGCGTCCATACTGCCATGCTTGTCTTTGACTTTGTCGTATTGTTTAATTGCATCATTTTGATATTTTTCATCAGGCTTTTTAAGTTTAGCAGTTTCCTTACCTTTGCGATTTATTGCTTGGTGAGATTCTTTCTTTTTACTTTGTGCTGTTACAAATCGGCCTGTTTTCTTTTTAATAAATCTTTCGCAGCCCCAAGTATTTGCAAGTGCTTCTGCTTCTTCAACTTGATGTTGATTGTGTTCAAAGATTAAAAAGTCCCAACGTGCTCTACCACCTGCGTCTATGAACGCTCGCATGTTGCGTTCTACATTATCCCATACAACTCCTTGGCGATATAAATGATTAGTGTCACGCAAACCATCCACACTAAATATGACGGCACCCATCCTTCCAAAAACTTCAGCCAGCTGTCCCCACCATTCTTCATTTTTTGCTCCTGCATTTGTATTCATACTCAGCCACATTTTTTCATTATGCTGTCTAAAGTATTTGAATATTTCTAGTGTATCTCGTGCTACAATAGGGTCGCCTAAGTTGCCGCACATATACATAGTGTTTAGTTGTGCAATAAACTCCGGTTCAAAGATACGTTTACAATCGTCTAATGTAAGTTCACTCAAATCAATGTGTGGATTTAATGCTCCGCCATTTTGATTGCGATCACACATAGGGCAACTGGCTTGACAGTTTTGTGTGTTTTCTAAATGTATTGTTTTTATATTTTCGTACTTATACATCCATTATCAACTTTACATCTTTACCAGGACCAACCTTACTGGGCAAGTCGCCATATTGTTCAACATACCATTCAATAACAGCCTTGTACCAGTTTTGACTGTTGTGATGTGCTAGTTTATTAAACTGCCAAATATTATTATTGGTTGCTTGTATTGTACTTAAAGCTCTAGCACTTTCAGTTTGCATTTCTCGTAGTGTTAAATTACTTATATCCAATTTTCATAAACCTCGTGTATTTTTCTAATTCTAGTTCGCCTTCATATAATACAGTTGACATTGGCGCACTTTTACTAAATTGTTTTAATGTACTAAAACAGTTAACATGCTCTGGAACTTCAAAATAATTGTTATTTTGTAATATTACTAATTGCTTTGGTAAAATTTTACCATACCAATCATCAAAGTCTTCCAAATGTTCTGTACTTGTGTTTATAATTGTATCTGGAATAGTCCATAATGTTTCAGTAGTACCATCTGATTTATTTACATCATATATATGTTCGTCAAACATTATTTCATGAATATCTTGTGTACATGCTTTAAAACGCCAATCGTCTAGCACCCATTTTTTATTAAATGTTTCTGCAATTTTCCATACACTAGGATCTATATCAAAACTAACAATTCTTTCTACATTAGTTTTTGATTCAAATAGCATTGTTGCTAATGTAGCATACCATCCTGCACATAAAAATACTACACCTAAATCAACATTTATTTCTTCTAATGTGTTTACTAACCAAAGTTTACTTTTTATTTGTCCTTGACTTAAACAATCTTCATCAAAATCAATATCATTTGTAATTAAATCCTTTAATGATTTTACAAAATAACTATCTGTATAACGTGTTAGAATTTTAAACAAACTCCAAATATTATCATCAAAAATAAGTTTTTTTAAATCATCTTCGCCAACAAGTCTAAATACACTAAAAACATTATCTTCACAAACTGCTTTACGCAAATCGTCATTGCCGGGTAATAATCTAAATAGACTATGGATATTATCTTCTAATACTGCTTTACGCAAATCTTCTATATCGCCTACACAACGCTTATTATCGATTATTCTAAAAATACTATGAGAACTTTTGCTTACAATCGCCTTAGCAAGTTCTTTTTTATCTAGCAATGTTAAAATAGAATAGATGTCTTTATCGTTATAACACCTTCTTAATAATTCAAGTTTTTTATTATTAGAATTTAAAATTTCAAATCTATCTAGTATTTTAAATATTTCCATTAAACTTTTCCTCTAACCAGTCAAAGTCATTTATCATTTTTAATTCTTCTACTTTATTTCGATTTCTAGCACCGTATGCAGCACCTGCTTTTGCACCTTTTAAAGCATATTCGCCAAACTCGGGCTCGCCTTTTAAATAAGTACACCAAATACGCAACCTATCGTTGGTTTCGTTATCTTTTTGCCTATCAATAATCTTACTACTCAATTTTACGCATTCACGGAATGCACTTTTCCATGTGTTAAACGGATCTGTATTAAATGCTGTAATATTTGATATTTTCTTCATTGCTACAAACTTACTACTGATACTTGTTGTCATATCAGGTTTGCTTGTATCCATTGTAAGTGTTAGTTCGGTAGGAAATAGTTTTATACCTCCGTATCCGTACACCAACCCATTGATAGGATTTTCACTACGCCAGACATGGACTGCTTCTTTATTGTGATGCTCTGGCATATAATCAAATTTAAAATAATCCGTAATCTGTGCATCGCCGTCTATAATCCAAAACATTTCTGTTTTACATAAACTTGCTGCGGCAATATGTGCTTCGTGAATACCTTTAACACCGTGTATACGTTTTACATCTGGAAAACGTTCTAGTATATGCTCGTAATTTTCGTCAGCATTTGGTTCATTATAACTGATAAAAACTTTATCAAATTCTATAGCAATTGGTTTACTTGCTTGCACTTCTACAAACTTTTTGTTTACATAAAATCTTGCTTTTAATTCACCAGGACCGTGGTGACTGTTTTTAGGCATTAGCGCAATACCATCGTAAAATTCACCATTTAAAAAAATATGTGTATTGTCTTGACTATGCTCATCTGGTATATAGTCAAATTCAAAATCACTGTCTACTACGAGATCATCATACACAATCCAAACAAATTTAGTTAAACATTTTTGTTTTGCTTCAGGCACCGTGCTGGCAAATTTTGCCATAGGAACATTTCTCTTTAATCTTTTAAAATTGCTCCACGAAGGGTCGCCAATAAAATAAACATCATACATACTATAATTATATGATAACTTAACTTTAAAGTCAAGAACAGAATAGATAAATAATGTAGCGGAGGACAACATGGCGGATTTTATACCAGGTGAAGCATATAGACTAGATATTATCGGGGCCGATGAATCTATTATTGTAGATAGTTGGCAAGGAACTATCAAAGCAAATGTAGTATCGGATATCGGTATGGTACAGGTTGATGTATCAACAGGAAAACTTTATGGACCTATGATAGGTGACATTGAAGATACTGAAGGTAATATAATTTTTGACGCAACTGCGCAAACGTTAAAAGCTGATTTATCCGGAAGTGTTTATGATAATAGCGGTGCTGTAAAAATCATTGACGGTATGACTGGTAAAATTACCGGCCTACTAAGTGGCAATGTAGTTGACTCCGAAGGCACTGTAATGATAGATACTGCTAGTCGAACTATTTCCGCAAATAGTTTTACAGGCGACTTATACGGCGATGTATATGGTAATTTAACTACTGAGAGTATTGTTTACGGTACATTTAGTGGTGACTTTAACGGTACTGCATATGGCGAATTCTTTGGCGATAGTACAGGTACACACAACGGAGATGTAAACGGCGACTTAGTTGGTAATGTCACTGGTAATGTTTTAGGTAGTGTCACAGGTGAATTACTTGCACTAAAGAACGGCAGCGAAATTCCAGATCAGCTTACAGCATGGAATGAATTTCACCAACAATGGGAATGGGTAGGCGGTGTCGGCGATCTTTCCGCAGTTGAAGAAGGCGATATTGCTAGAGGTCCTGTAATTTTAACAAACGCTGACAGAGCACAAACTGCTCTAAGAGCAAACGTAACACACTACAATGGTACTGAAATTATTAAATTACACACCGACGAACTAGACCCAGATTGTCCTACTGCACCAGCAACTATTAGAGGGTTGTTTGATGGTAATTTTATACATTTAGATGACGACGGTGTTGCACATACTGTATTAAGTGCAGATACTATTGGTGGTAGTGTTATACATCCAGTAAATGGAAAACTTAATATTGGTATGCACAACGATCCTGTTGAGGATATTCAAATCAATGCAAGTAATTTTACGATAGAATCAAAACTAACACGTCTAGATACAGCCGGTGTTGAAATTAAAACTCATACGTACAGAGGCGATGTTGATGCAAAACAAGCAGTGCGTGATGAAGATTTAATTGGTGGGTTTCACGTTCATGCATATAACGGAAACGAAATGGTTGTTGCCGGTGGTATGGGATTCACTGTTGCAGGTGATGTAAGCAATACTGGAATTGGTGTACCTTCGAGATTTGTAGTAGGAACATCAACTAATACACATAAATTTCATCCAAACAACGAACACCAACTTGAGTTCTGTAATGGAGTACTTACTGTGCCTGTAATGCAAGCAGATCCAATGAATTACGTTGAAAGAGATGCAATGTCAGCCGAAGCTGGAATGATTATTTTTAACAGCGGTAGTAATACATTTCAAGGATTTAATGGCACTTCTTGGGTTGACCTACACTAAATTTATGTTATAATTAACTATAATTTTAGAAAGGTGTCAGTATGATCTACATTGACGGAATCAAGTATCTTGAAAGTGATAACGAACACGTAAGAACAGCAGTTATTAATTATTTGGAAAACTGGAATATTACAGTAAGTACAAGCGGCACTACCGGAACTCCAAAAGTTTATACACACTCAGATAAACTTATGCGTAAAGTAGCAGAATATAATGCTGAATACTTTATGCTTGATTCAAACAGCAGCATGATGTCTTTGTACAATCCAAGAGGAATTGGATTTACAAGTATGAGTTTGTATCCTTGTGCAGTTGCAAATTGCGATACGTTTATCGAAACTACAGTTGCAAATCTTCCAGATCGTATTGCAGAGGTACAACCAACTAATATGCTTATACTACCTAATGTTTGGAAAACTTGGCATAGACATAAAAAATGGAAAAACTTAGATCTTAGCTGTATGAAACAAATGCAAGTAGGCAGTGATATTACACCAACAGGATTAATGGAAGACTTGAGAGAAAGAGGCGCTCAACAGGTAAACACAGGCTACGGCAGCACAGAAGTTCCTCCTGTTATTATGAGCACAGAACGACAAGATATATACAAGTTTAGCGATATTAATCCTAACATTGATTTTAAATTTGTAAAACACGATGACGGTAGCACAGAGTTTTATTGCAAATACAAAGAACAAGATCAATGGTGGGATAGCGGCGATCTTGTAGAATTTAATAGTGCTGATGAATTTAGATTATCAGGACGTAGATACAATGCATTTAAAATGGAAAACTGCGGTGATAGAGTTTATCCAGAACAGATTGAAAAAGTTGCTATTGAAAATGGTGCAAGTTTAGCACTGTGTCGAAAAGTTGCACACGAATGTGTTGTGTACTACACAGGCGAACTGGATGTATCAAACTTTACTAAACAACACAAATGCGCATACGATATTAAACCAGTTAAAGTAGATGAAATTAAAGTAGACGATAATCTGCGTAAAATTAGTAGGAATCAACAATTTGTATAGATTTGAAGCATACGACGGCACACAAGATCTCTCACAATGGTTTGAAGATGCAGAAAAGCACGGGTACTACAACAACAGTAGTAAAGCCATGCTAATTGACTATATTGCAAAATACGAAGATGCTACATTATTTTTACTTTATTATAACGATAAAATTGTAGGAAACAGTATTGTACATAGTTTAAAAGGCTTAGGTATCCTTGGTAAAAACGCATACCGAATAGGTGCAAGAACTTGTTTAATTCGCGACCATATTGATGGCAATAGAGTGTATGCGCCAAGAGCGTGGGGTCCTATTAATCATCACACACTACAAATGTTGTTTCCAGTTTGTATCGAACATGTTGGCAGAGATAAACCTGTATATATTAGTACCCACGAAGGTGGTGTAGGAAGTCAAGATCGTGTGCATAAAATATGGACTAAAAAGTTTACAAACAAACTAGGAATCACAAAAGATCCAATTGAGCTAGAGTACAAAGGCACATTCCAAACGTTTTATCGTATCGACGTAGAAAGACTTTATGAACTACTAGAGGATTCACGCTGGCCCGAAGCCGAAGAAGCTATTCCGTTGTTTAGTTAAACGTACTTCTTACAAAGTTCAAAAAAGTCTGACATCTCCGGAAACACTTGTTCGTGATCAACATTACGTCTACGCCCTTGTTCTTCAAAGAAGTTGTGGAAGTCTCTACGTCCTTGAATAACTTTATCTAGTGGATATTCTGTAGACTCCATGTAATCAACCACACGACGAAACTTTTCATACTCGATAGTGCTAAATGCATCCTTGCGATTATCATCTGTGTTCTCTTTGATAAACTGCAAATGGTCGTGCATATAACTCATGTAGTTTTTAGGCAGGATATTGATATCATACTGTAGAGGTTCTTTGAGATGCGGAGTATCAAACCCTAGTCGTTGCCATCTGTGCGTTTCTACATCATTGTATTTTTTACGCCATTCAAGAATCTTTTCAAGCAATGTGCGGAATGTAGTGACACTGAAAATATTAAATGTAATCATAATAACCATTGGTGCTTCACAGTTGCGCATAAAGTAATCTAAGTTGCGTTCAAACACTTCAATGTCTAACCCATCACGAATATACTCTGCACGTTTGCCCCAAGTGTCAATACTTGTAAACATTTTAAAACGTCTAATCTTGTTGTTTGT